TATTATGAATTAGAGCACAATTCTATAGATTATACTCCATTAATAGAAATATGTGAAAAACAAATTGAATCAGAATATTGGTTTTTAATTCACGATACTTGTAAAGTTGGCTTGAATTTCAAAAAATTATTATACAATATTCCATCTGAAAAACCGGAAAAATTAGCATTAAAAACAAGTCCTTCTATGTCAATTGGTTCGTATAGATATGATTATCTTTTAAGTGTAAGAGAAAAAATTATTTCAATAAAAAACTCTGATTATTCAGAATCTTCATTAGATCAATGGAAAAAATGGGGAGTTAATAATGAAGATTATATTTTATGGAAAACAGAACCAAAACCATTAATTTATAATAATATTAATCATTTTCTTGTTGTAGATAACAATAATTGGTATAATACTGGCGGGCAAAGAAGGACAGAATACTATCCTTCTTTAGACCTTTATAAAAATAAAGCAAATTGGGGACAATCTCTTAACTACAAGAGAACTCTTTAATTTAAAGGGAAAATAGATGAATATAATAAATGAAATTATATGTATCGATCCTTTTTGTGGCGATGTTAACATGTGGTGTTGGGAAAAAGAATTATTACAAAATAATAAATGGAAATTTTTAAATTTAAAAGATGGCAAGCCAACAATTTACAATAGATTTTTAAGCAATATAATATATACGCAAAATCAAAACATCATTTTACCTATACAATGTACAAGTTTGATAGGCGTAGATTTAATAAAAAGACTTTTTCAAGAAAAAAGAATAAGCAGTCTTCCTAGTTTTATATATTTAGATTCTGCTCATTTGGAAGAAGAAACTTTCTTGGAACTTAAAAAATGTTATTCACTATTAAATAATAATGGAATATTATTTGGGGATGACTGGAATTGGGATTCAGTTAGAAATGATGTAATTAAATTTTCTTCACATATAAATATTGATTTAAAAAAAACTATTAATATATCAAACAAGTTAAAAAATTCACATATTTATGAAAATAAAATAATAATATATGAAAACCAATGGATTATTTGTAAATGAATAAATATGATTATATCATAGTTGGAAGTGGGATATTTGGTTCTGTATACGCTCATGAAGCAAATAAAATTGGTAAAAAAGTTCTTGTTTTAGAGAAAAGAAATCATATTGGAGGAAACTGTTACACAGAAAAAATTGAAAACATAAATGTCCATAAATATGGTCCTCACATATTTCATACAAATGATAAAAGAATATGGGATTATATAAATCAATTTGCTGATTTCAACCACTATGTTAATAGACCAAAAGTAAATTATAAAAATAATATTTATTCTTTTCCAATTAATCTTTTTACCTTATATCAATTATGGGATACTAAAAACCCAGAAGAAGCAAGACAGAAATTAGATAAAGTTAAAATAAAAAATGATAATCCATTAAATTTAGAAGATTGGATATTGTCTCAAGTTGGAGAAGAGATCTATCAAATTTTTATAAAAGGATATACAACAAAACAATGGGGAAGAGAACCAAAACATCTTCCATCTTCAATAATAAAAAGACTTCCAATTCGTCTGACTTATGATGATAATTATTTTAATGATAAATACCAAGGTATACCTATAGGTGGATATACACAAATATTTGAAAAAATGTTATCTGGAATAGAAACAATAACAGAAGTAGATTTTTTAAAAGATAAAGAATATTTTGAAAAAAAAGCAAATAAAATAGTTTTTAGTGGAAAAATTGATGAATTATTTCAATATCAATATGGACAATTAGAATATAGAAGTTTAAAATTTGAAAATGAAATATTAGATGGAGATTTTCAAGGAAATGCTGTAGTAAATTACACTGAAAAAGAAGTTCCATATACAAGAATAACAGAACATAAACATTTTGAATTTGGAACACAAGAAAAAACATTTATAACAAAAGAATATCCAGATTCATACGATAATACAAAAGTTCCATATTATCCAATATCCGATGAAAAAAATTTAGATATGTATAACAGATATAAGCTATTAACTGAAAAAGAAAATCGCTATATATTAGGTGGAAGATTAGCAGAATATAAATATTATGATATGCATCAGATAATTGCTTCTGCTTTAACAAAAGTTAAAAAAGAATTAAGTGGAGTTTAATATGTTGGAAACAAGACCATGGGGAACTTTTCAAGTTCTACACGAAGAAGAAAAATGTAAAGTAAAAAGACTGGTTATAAATCCAGGTCAAAAGTTTAGTCTACAAACTCACGAAAAAAGAAGTGAGCTTTGGACAGTTCTACAAGGAACCGGAGAAGTAACACTAGACGATGAAATTTCTCCAATACAAGCAGGAATGATATATTTTATTCCAGCCGGAACAAAACATCGTTTAGAGAATATGGGAACAGAAGATCTTGTTGTGATAGAAGTACAAACAGGTTCTTCATTTTCTGAAGAAGACATTGTAAGATACGAAGATTCATATGGGAGAGTGTAAAATGGAAAAATTAAAATTATCAAATCAAGCATTAGGAGCCATAATGATGGCCCTACAAAACAGCCTATTAACACAAACAGATATTGTTCCAGTATTAAAAGGTTTTGAACTACTAACAGATCAAAATGGAGAATTAATTGTATCAAATCCTCCAACATTCCGCGTATCAGCAGAAGAACAAGATGATACACCACAATTTGTAAGTGAGTGATGCCGAGATACGCATATCATTGTGAGAAGTGTGATGGTGTCTTTGAATACTATCACACTCTTTCCGAAAAAAAGACCCAATGTGAAGTTTGTAAGGAACAAACCTTATTAAAGGTTCCACATTTTAGTGGTATAGTCAAAAAAGAAAATAAGCAAAAAGTTGGTTCTATTGTTGACAACTATATTCAAGAAACGCGTGAAGAAATAAAGCAAGAAAAGCAGAAATTAAAAACAACGGATTTTGTACCAGGATGACTATATTAATTTTATTATTGTTATTATTTGCCGCCTCAACTGCTCTATTGGGGTGGTTTTGTTATAAATTGGTATTTAGACTTAATTTTGTTTCTGATAATTTAACTGAATTATACGGAAGACTAGACGAATTCGATCAGCATATAAATTTTATTTATGAACTTGAAATGTATTATGGTGATGAAACATTGAAAAATCTTATTCGTCATTCTCGCGATCTAAGAAACTATATGAAAAAATACAAAGAAGTATCAGAGCTTCTTGAGAACGATCAAACAATCGAAGAGGAAAGCAATGTCGAAAGAGACGAAATATCCGAGGAAGACGAGAAGAGCGAAGAAAAATTCGCCACAGCAACAGGAAAAACTGTATTTTACTCAGGAGCATGAAGACGCTATTATAAAATATGCCTCCACAAAAGATCCAAAAGTAAGACAAGACTTATATAGAAATCTTATTGGACCAGCTTTTAATGAAATGGTAAATAAGATTGTTTTTACTTATAAATTTAATAGTCTTCCAAATATAGAAGATTTAAAAGAAGAATGTAAAATTTGGATAACAACGATATTAGAGAAGTTTGATCCGTCTAAAGGCTCAAAAGCATTTAGTTATTTTAGTGTTATAACTAAAAATTGGTTTATCCATAAAGTTAAAAAAGTAAGCCGTCAGAATAAAAAAGAAATATTTCTTGATGATGCTGAGTATCAAAAAGAATTAGATTATGATAATTTAGTCGTTCATAATGACACAGATTCAAAAAGAGAAGTAGATGAATTTTGGAAACACCTTTGGTGTGAGATAGATAATTGGAAACAATTAGATTTAAAAGTAAATGAAAAAAAGGTCTTGGATGCTATAGTTGTTTTATTGAAAGATCCGGATGCTATTGAAATATTTAACAAAAAAGCAATTTATTTATACGTGAGAGAGATAACAGACCTAAATACCAAACAAGTTGTCAATAATCTCAACAAAATAAGGCAAAAATACAAAGAGTTTAAGAAAACTTGGGATGACGGAGAAATTTAGTTAGAATATATTTATTAGTATGAAGAAAAAACTATCAAAAGAAGAACTAATTGATTTGGCTATTGAAAACATACAAAATGATCGAGAAGCGGCAAACGAATTATTAGAAGATGTTGCTCAATATATTGGTCAACAAAAAGATCGATATTCAACAACAGGTATGGTTGCTGCCAAATATTTAGAAACTCTTCAGCGTTCTAATGAACAATTAGTTAAGCTTATTGGTTTAATGAAAAAAGTTGATGAAGATAAATATGGCGATTTAGATAGTAAAGATAAAGAAAGTCTCTATAATGAAATAGAGGAGACAGAATAAAATGGCAGATGAACTCGATAAAAATGAAGAATTTAGAATTATTGATAAAAGAGAGATTCATCCTAATCAATTAGATAGAAATCCAACTCCAGGCTTGGTCGCTCTACACAATAAAGTAAATCGTGTAGAAAATTTCAATAATCAAATTGTTTATGGTAGAGTTTTAGAAGTTTATTGTCCACCCAATTCAAGTTTAAAAACAAAATACACTATTCCATCTTTAAATATGGCGAAAAAAAAAGAACTTGAAGATTTTCTTTTATATGTTCAGATTTTAGATGCTAGCACGTTAGCTTCAACTTTAAGTCCTCAAAGTTTATATAAAGAATATACACAAACAAACCCTAAAAGCACTGGGGCAAAAAAATCATTTGGAAATTTTGATAAAAATAACCCAGAAGAAGTTTTGTTATATAAAAGAATTCATTCTGCTGTTGGAACACAACATACAGTTTTGGCACCCAAAACTTCTAGTGGCTTGATTAGTAGTCCTCCAAAATCAAATTCAATTGTTAAAGTAGAATTATTTAAAGCTTCTCACATATCTAATGGTATTAAAATATCTGGTTTTTACGAAAAAATATATGATGATGACATATTCGAACAAGGATATGAAGATTTATTAAATTTTTTTAGTTTTTTTAGACAAAAATATATTGAAGCAGTTAATAGTTCAAAAAATATAATACAACAAATAACTTCTAATTTGCCAAATATACAATCATATGGCGATTCATCTTCTCCAACAGCAGTAGCTGGAGCGATTTCTGGAGAAATTGGTTCTGTTAGTGATTCAACTTGGCCACCTATAGATGTTGTAGCTGAATATATAGGAGATCCTTCAAGACCAAATTCTGAAACATACAACAGAATAATAGACCAGTTTAATGTAGAGACAAATCCAAGATATCAAACCCGAAGATTGCCAAGTGGACAAAATGGAACATTTTGTAATATTTTTGTTGCGGATATTACATGGGCCATGGGAACTCCTGTTCCGTGGCAAATTGATGAAAATGGTAATCCACAACCTATGGCGGCAAAATTTAAAAGAGGATGGTCGCAATTAGGCGTTGAAGGAATGATACAATGGCTTCAAGTTCACGGTCCAAGATATGGATGGAAAGAAATTTCCGCTCAAGAAGCCCAAGATAATGCCAATAAAGGATTGGCAACTGTGGCGATTTATTATGGAGCCAGAAGAGACGGAGTCGGTGTTCATCACACAGCAATAGTTAGACCGGGTGTTGCTGAAGTTGATGAAGATGGTGCCAATCCGAGATCAGCACACGCTGGTTTTCCTCCGGGAAAAAATAAAAATAACATTTCCATAGCAGGCGGCTTTGGTTCCAATTATTCAGGTTTTCCAAAATATTATACTTGCTTCAGTAGTAATAGATACATCACTCCAACACAGCAACAATTAGATAGAGCAAATACAACAATTGGGCCTTCAGAAACTCAAGCAGAAACCACTCCAATACAACAAGAACAAAATCCAGAAGAATCTTCTTTTGAACAATCACTTGAACAGTCGGAATAATTAAAGGTAGTACATGGCAACAAAAAAATCAGATCTACAAGTAGAAATAGAAAAGCAAAGTAAATTGCTTCCCGCTCAATATGTTAGTGTAAGAAAAGCTGCTCCTTATGATGGAGGGCCAAATGAAGTTGTTTTTCAGTCTGATTTAAATAACACAATAATTCTTGGTGGCTCCCCTCAGAATAGACCAGAAGTAGCAAAGTCAACATATACTTCAACGATTACACTTGTTTCTGGTATGGGAACTGCTATAAAAAATAGCCCTCCTCCATTAGACGCTGGTAAATTAACTCTTAGCCCAAAACACTATTATGATTCTGCTGTATTACAAATTTGCGAACAAACAGATGATATAGATTCAAACTTTGGAGCAAGAATACAAGATGAAAAAGCAAGAAATCGTTCTGCTATAGCGTTAAAGGCTGACGAAGTTAGATTGTTTTCTCGTGGTTCAGTTAAAATAATAACAGGAATAGATCGAGCAGATAAACCAACACCAGATCCAAACGCACCATCTCATCCAAATAGTGATTTAGAGTTTAATGGAATACATTTAATAGCAAATAATAGTGCCAATAATTTAGGAGACTTACAGCCACTTGTTCTTGGAACAAATCTTGAAGAATTTTTAAATAAAGTATTAAATGAAATAAATAATATATATGCTTTAATTCAAACAGTTTGTGATAAACAAAGCGTTATAAATGATGCCGTAAAACAACATACACATCTTTCTAATTTTATACCAGAAGCTTTATTGCCACTAACAGATCCAAATATGGTTCAGAAAATAACCCTTAATGATGGTGAAATAAAACAAATAGTAAATATTAATAACTCTACAACAAGAATTCCTAATATTGAAAATTTGAGAAAAAACTATTTATTAAAAAATCCCAATACTTATATAAACAGTTATTATAATAAAACAAACTAATATGAGAACACCACAGCAAAAAAATATACTTACTACAAGTTTTAGTGTTGATTTATCCACAATCGATAAAAAAGTAGATAAGTTAGTAAGATATTTAAAAAATTGCGATATAGATTTAAAAGATGACGGTAAAGATTTTATAAGTTTTCAACCAACTTATAAAACTATAATAAATTCTTTAGATAAAAGAAAGTATAAAGAGAGCTTATCGACTCTTGTTTATAATATTTATTTTAGAAGATTTAATGAAACTAGAACAAATTTAATCCTTCAAGGATTAATGAGTAATACCGATCTTGTTCTTCAGCAACCTTTAGATGATTTTGGTTCAAGATTCGACGCTTTTGCTGCTACAAATACAGATCCCAATAATACAATATTAAATTTATTGGGCGTCAATCCTTATAGGGATTTAAAAGTCGATATTTTTGAAGAATCAGAAATTAAAACGTATCTACAGAATGTAGCTACCGCTTCTTATGATTATAATAATTTAAATTTTTTATTAACAAAATTAGATTCCATAACATATGCTTATGTAGATGTTAATGGTATTTATGAAATCTCTTCTGTAAATTATTCAAAAGAAATAAAAGAAAAAATATTATCTATTAAAAGTTCTGTTTCTTCTTCTAATCCGGATGAACAGCAGATATTATATAACTTAGTTGAAAAAATACCAAATTTATCAATAGCAGATAATTTAATATTTTCTTATCTCTACGAACTTAACGATACTTCGAAAGACAAAATATTTCCAGATAATAATATACAAGCAGTAATGTCTGCTTATCCAGCACAAGAAATTGGTTCAGTTATTGGTGAAAAATTACTTAAAGATCAGATAGAAAATACTGATGTTAAATACGATATAAAAGTTATAGAAAAAGCAAGAATAAAATTAATCGATTATTTAATAAGAACAGAAATTAAAAAATCATTACAAGAAAAATTATCTTCGATTACTTTTTTAAGTGATTTTAAGTCAAAATATGATTATTATAATTTTGCTGAACAGAGATTATATTCATCTACCGAATCTTTAAATATAAAAAAAGAAAATTTATTTTTTAGAATAACATTTTTAAGACAAACAGAGCAAGTATTGCTACAAGAAAAAGAACAAGGAATATCTAATTTAAATATTGAATTTGTTAATAAGCAATTTCTAAAATTTGAAAGTCCTTTTGGCTCTTTGGATAAAAGCAATAAATTCGTTGCTATAATAGGCGGCTCAGATATAGCTGAAAATCAATATTCTTTTGATTTTTTTAATCCAACAATTTTATCAATACTATCTGATATTGAATATATCGATTTAAATATATTTGAAATTGATCCATTTTATTGCCCTACTCCTCAATCATTACAAGAAAATACTAGAATTAATAGAGAAAAATATCAAAACAACCAAATCATAGAAGATGCTTCTCCATTAACTAAGGATAAAAACTTTGTTGATTCAAATCCACAAGCATTTAATTATATTAATTTTCCAAATTTATATTTTATACCGAACAATTATCCGGATGCTATTTCTTTTTATGAATCAATTGAAACCAAATTAAGTCGCAATAAAGCAGAAAATCTTATTTTCGAAAATAGTAAATATTATTATGAATCCAGCGCAGATACTCCATCTGCTATACTTATAAGAGATCCAAATTCAAATCAATTATTTAGAGAAGCATTATTAAATAATGGATTTTTTGGTCTTTATGAAGCAAAAAGAGATTCTTTTTCTGATCCAAATTCTATACAACAAATTATTGATAAAATCGGAGGATTATCGGCACAAATAGAACAAGCAGGCAGACAGAGCTTAAGTGGATTACAAGATATTATATTTGCTAGAACAAATTTATCTTGTTTGTTAAAAGAATTTCAAACTTGTTTTTTACCAAAAATTGGAAACTGTAGAGACATATTGAGAGGCTTTAGATTTTCTGAACTTGAGAGTATGTTCAACAGAGCATTTCCAGAAAGTCTTTATGTTGAATTATATAAAGACATTAAACAATTTAAAATTGATAACCTAAAAGATGAAAGAGAAAAAAAGCTTCTTAAAGAAATAAGAGATTTAGAAAGAGCAATTGAAAATAATGAAAGAAAAAGAATTGTTTTTATTGAGTTAGACAAAAGAACTGATCCCGGAGAAGCACTCAACATTGCTGATAGAACAATTACTTCAAATATTCAAATAGACGGTAGTTTACAGCAAACATATGAATCTAAATTAAAACAATATAAAGATTTAAAATTAAATCAAGAATCATCTCAACAAAATGCTTTAGATAAAATAAAAGCACGAAAAGAAATGGATTTAGATGAATTAAGATTTATCGACGACTTTTTAGATTTAGTTGAAACAAAATATGGAATAAATACAGAAATTTTATGTAGCATTGTTGATTTGTTTAATATAAGTCCGATGTTTGGAACGATACAATTACCGCAACTACCAGAAATAGATATATTTCAAGAATTAAAATTAAGTTTAGATTTAGCAGTTGTTCAAATTATATTTGATGGTATTGTTGCTTTTATAGTAAAAATATTACAAGAATTATTGACTTGTGGTGGAATAAAAAATTTAATAGGAGCAGCATTAACAGGTGAAGCAGAAGGAAGTATTACCGGTGCCGCTGCTGCTGCTTTAAATCAACTAGGAAGAGGTAGATTTGATTTAGATGACTTCGTAAGCAGCAATCCACAAATCGACCCTGTTGCCTATCAGAAAGCGTTTAAAAATGTTTCTAAAACACTAAACCCAGTTGCTATTCAAGAAACCGCTCAACTTGATATAAATGCTGATTTGGGAATAGGAAAAGCAAACATTTCTTCTAGAAGCAAAACTTTACAAGTATTAAGTGTAGCAAAAAGTTCTGCTACTACAGAAGTAGAAATACAACAATCTCTAACAATATTAATATCAGAATTATCTAGAATAATGTCTGCCGATGCTTTTATGAGATTGTTTTATAAGCCAGCAGAACAAGATATCAAACAAGTTGAACAGCATATAAGACAAAATAGACAAGAATTAGTTTATTTATTAACTCCCGGAACTTTATCTGGAATATTTACTTATCTTGGAAATATAACTGGATTAGATTCTGTTAGACAAGAATTAATTGCTATGTCAACTTTTTATACTTCTAATTCTTTAAACACAAGAAATGTTGTTTGTCTTGATCCAATTTCTCCTATTTTAGATACCGATAGAGGTTTGGGAGACGAACCGTTCACTCTACCAGATGGAGATACTATTGTTCCATCGCCAACCGATACATATAGAAATTTATTACAAGATTTATTAAGTGCCTCTCCGGAAACTTTAAAAAACAAAATAGAAGATTCAGTATTTAAACCACTTCTTATTGGAAAATTACCAAATGGAAATAATATTCCAGCAGTTGAAAAAGCCAAATCAGACATTATAAATTCAAATTTAAAAGATATTTCTACTAAATTTAAAACTGGATGTAATGATTTTTATTCTAATCTTGTAGCCAAAAAACCATTTAAAAGAAAAGTTCCAAAATTTTTAAAACAAGATGGAAATTCAGAACAATATGAAAACTCTGAATATAAAGATCTAGTAAACAAAGGTGGTTATGTAGAGGGTGGAGCACCGGATCCAATAGAGATTGAGGAAACAAAATTCGTATATGGAGCTTTGTTCTCTGACAGTTTTTACGGCTCTTCAGATAGCTTATCAATTAATAGCACTCCGGAAAGATTAAATATAACTTTAACTGGCTCAAGGGGTTTCTCAAGTCTATCAGAAAAAGAAATGAGTCTTTCGATGTCCGGGAGCAGCTGGAAAATACAAAGTGTTATTTCTAATAATGAAAATAATATAACAATTTATCAAGGAAACTCACAAACACAAGAAGATATTAAGTTTTCTTTTGAAGTTGATAATCAAAACATAGATACAAATTCTTTGTATGAAGATATTTTAAATTCTAGAGAAGAATTTAAAACTATGTTAAAAAATTCAATAACTGGAAATTTAAATTTTCTTTATACCTCTCAAGGTTCATTATTAGATCGATCAATATTCGACAGAGAATTTGAACAATATGCTAGTGATTCTTATGATAAATTTTTATCTTCAATATATCAAAAAATAACTAAAGCAATATCGGAAGACGGATTATTAAAGCCAATTAATTTAGATTCTTTACAAAAAGAAAAATACATTACTGGTATGAAGAATGGGTTGGATACAATATTTCCAGGATTATCTCAAGCTTTACAAGGAAATTCTTTACCGCCAATAGTTAGTCCGAATATTGATACACCATTAAAATATATTAATTTTTGTCCCAAGCCAACAAAACAGCAAAAAGAATCAAAAGTAGATCCAGGATTATTTGGAGAAATTGAATTAAAAGAATTCATTTCTGATATAATGGATCAAAGAAGTAGTGATTTAACAAACTTAAGCGATTTACAAGATATCTTAAAAGATAAAGATAATTTATTAAAGTTTTCTTTGATAGATGGCATGTTTTTATCTCTTGTTCGAACAGCGTGCGCTGAAATATCTTTAAGAACATTATTTCCACTAAGAGTGTTTGGATATAATAGAAAATTAATCGACGATTTAATGCTGCCAACATACATAGCTGAAACAGTATATAACGAAATAGTTTATATATCTAATTTATCAAATAAATCAAGCTTAGTAGAATTAACAGAAAAACATGTAAATTATATACATGATTTTATATTTTCAGATGAATTAGATAAGCAAGAAAATAATAAATTATTTAGAAAAATAAAAAGACTAAAAACAGAAATTACTAGTTTAGAAGAAGATAGAAAAATTATTAATTCTTATCTAGGAAAATTATATACAGAAACAAATAAAACATCTAATCAAGATTACAAGAAAAAGATAGATAATTATATCGCTTGTTTAAGTTCTGAAATAAAAAATAAATATAAACAAATATTATTATTACAAATAAGAAACATAGCTTACAACGAATTAATAGTAATGTTTGATAAGCTTTCTTATCTCACTTCGACTAATGAAAAAGTCAAAATAGAACTTGATGGTAAATGTGCCGATATAGATCAAAATTTACAAGAAAAAGATTTCTTATCTATATTGATACCGGAACTTTTAATTAAGTCTGATTTAAAAGAAATAACAACAGACAATACCACAGTAGATAACTTTATAGAACAACAAGAAAAGAAATACAAGCCAGGAACAAATTTAATAATAGAACATTATATTAATGTCCCGCATGTTAAATCTGAATTTTTTAATTTAGTCGCAAGACAAGATCAATTTAATTGCTTTGGCGCGCAAACATTTAGTCAATTTAAAAAGTTATTAGAATTTATTCCAAATAATAATGAATTAAATTCTTATTTTAATCAAGATTTAACTTATAGAATGAGAATGGTATACATTCCAGATACGGAATTGAAACCAGAAACATCAATAAATTTTGATTTTAATTTAAATGAGAGAGAAGGCAGAGGATTAATAACTGAAAATCTCAATTCGCTTTATAGTGAGCGAAAAAATAGATTTTGGATGAATAACCTAACGATAGATGCCATTAACAATGGATATGATAAAACTTATGCTATTCCATTTATGGGTCCACAATTGAGAGAGGGACAAAGAAAATTTGGTGTTATTAATGCTTTCCCAATAATAAAAGAAGAACAATCGCTAAGTCTTGCTGGTATCAATACCGCTTCTGATATGCTAGTGTTAATACCAACATTACAAAGAGGTGAATCAAATATTCTTACGAATTTATTAAAAACAAAAATTTCTTGTAATGAAAAATTAAAACAATTTTATTCAATATTTACAAATGAAAATTTACTTTCTAATTTAACAATATTATCAAGCGCACAAATACTTTCTGATGATAAAATTGTTGGCTCCTTTAGAACTACGAGAAAATTAATAATAAATAATATTTTTACAAAAATGTTATCAATTTATAATGAAAACGATTTGATGGATTTATTTGAAAAAATGTCTAGTCCTCAATACTTTAAAGACTTTAATGCGGATGCTATTCCAAAAATATCTTTAAAGGCCGCGATATATGTTCTTCAATATTATTGTCAAATGACGGATCCAAATATAAGTTTGGCTTTGTTAATAAGAAATGCTGTTAAGTTATCTTTGAGTGTTGCTTCTCAAATACCAAATCCTTTTGGTGGCCCAACGGTTCCATCAGAATTGCCGCTAGAATTAAGTCCACTAGCAATATATTCTTTGGCGCAATTACCAATAACTCTTTTTGGTATTCCACCAGCAGGTATAGGTGTTGGACCGCCACTAACAATACCAGGCATGGTTTTACTTGGGGCGGATTTATTGCTTCTTTCGCTAGAATTTTCAGACAATCTAGATATAAACATAGAAAATGAAAAAATCAAAGAAGAGTTAAGAAATTATTGTATTGATTTATCTGGCTATAAAAAATATGGAGTGTGATAATTATTGTAGGAAAATAATATATGGCTGGATATGGACCAAAATTACCTTTAAAACTCGGAACAGAACAAGGCTACACTTTAATTTCTGATTTAAAAACATTAAGCAAACAAAACTTCTTGATGCTCCTATTGACAAATCCAGGTGAAAGAATAATGGATAGCAATTTTGGAGTTGGAGTAAGAAGATTGCTATTTGAAAATTATAGTCCTATATTGAAAACAAATTTCGAACAAAGACTTAGAAATCAAATTCAAGTATATGCTCCTTATATAAGCATACGAAATATAGATTATGGAAATACCAATATAGATGGTTCCTTGCTGAGTGTTGTAATAACTTATTTTATAATACCTCTCGGGGATAGTGTAAATTTAACCATAGAATCAAATGGTAATATTATAACTTCATGAAGTTCTATTTATAATAGAGGATTTTTTAATGCCCAAGAAAAACATACCAATTGATTATTTGGCTAGAGATTTCCAATCTATAAAAGATGCTCTCGTTGAGCATGCGAAAAAATATTATCCCGATACTTATAAGGATTTTAGTGAAGTTGGATTTGGAAGCTTGATGCTTGATACAGTTTCATATGTGGGCGATAATTTATCTTTTTATCTAGATTATACGGCTAATGAAACTTTTTTAGATACAGCATCCGAATTTGATAATATTCTTAAACTATCAAAACCTTTTGGATTTAAATATACAGAAAACCCATCTTCCCATGGTGTAGCAACATTTTTTATTTTAGTTCCAGCAAATGCCGCTGGTAATGCCCCAGACGAAAATTATCTGCCAATTTTAAAAAAGAATAGCGTATTTAAAAATAGAACTGGCACTTCTTTTTCTCTTATAGATGATGTTTATTTCAATAGAGCAGATAACGAAGTTGTTGTTGGTACAGTAAACGAAACAACCGGTTTGCCATTAACTTATGCTGTAAAAGCACACGGAAGAGTTCAATCGGGATATTTAACGCAAGTATTCTATGATGTTGGCGAATATCAAAGATTTTTAAAAATACCCGTAAATATTGATTATCTAACTGAAATAGTATCAGTTGTCGACTTAGATGGTAATGAATATTATGAAGTTGATTATTTAAGTCAAGATATCGTTTATCGCTCTATATTGAATAGAGATAATAATGATAGTAATACAGAAGTTAAAAGTATATTAAAACCATTTTCCGTTCCAAGAAGATTTATAACTGTAAGAGAAAAAAATAAAACATTTTTACAATTTGGAACTGGCGATGCCACAGGTGAAACTTATAATTCTGAATTAATTGATCCATCAGCAGTTTCGTTGGAAATATATGGAAAAAACTACATCTCAGATCGAGACTTTGATCCAAATAATCTTATAAGATCAGATAAACTCGGCGTTGTTCCATCTAATACCACTTTAAGGATTATTGCTCGCGCAAACAATTCAGATAACGTTAATACTGGAGCTGGGACTTTAGTTTCTGTTGGCAGTGCTTTGTTTGATTTTGGAGACGCAAGAAGTCTTGATACAACAAAAATAAACTCTGTTCGTGCTTCGCTTGAAGTAAATAACGAAGAGCCAATAGTCGGTGATACTCCACTTATAAATTCAGAAGAACTTAAATTTAGAGTTTATAATACCTTTGGTTCTCAGAATAGAGCCGTAACGGAAAAAGATTATGAAGCACTCATTTATAATATGCCACCGGAATTTGGCAGCATAAAAAGATCTTCAATAGTTAGAGATTATGATTCTTTTAAAAGAAATATAAATATTTATGTTGTATCAGAAGATTCAGCTGGCACACTAACAAACAGCAATCAATCTATTAAAGAAAACATAAAAGTTTGGCTCAATAAAAACAAGATGATAAATGATACAATTGATATTTTGGACGCTAAAATTGTTAATTTATCAATTAAATTTAGTGTTGTTTCAGATTTAGAAGCAGACAATTCTCAAGTTTTAAGAGATTGTATTTCTGCTCTTCAAAGAGAATATTCTAAAACAAAATTTATTGGGGAAGCATTCTTTATAAGTGATGTTTACACTATATTAAAAAATGTTCAAGGCGTAAACGATGTCAAAAATGTTAAAGTAGAACAAAAAAATGGCTTAAATTACTCTGATGTATTTTTTGATGTAAACAGATTTATGTCTAGAGACGGAAGATACATAGAAGCGCCAAAAAATGTTATATTTGAAATAAGATTTTTAAATTCTGATATATATGGAGAAATTAGTTGATGTCTATTAAAAGATACATAGCAGAAAAAGATACAACTATAACTGATGCCTATAAGCAGAATCAGACAAGTCGAGGCACCCTTTCAAATATGGGAGCTTCTGACACTTTAGAAATATTTTCTATATATGGCCAAATAACGAGTAGTTCTTATGAAAAAGCAAGAGCATTGGTTCAGTTTCCAATATCAGATATAGTTTCGGATAGAAATAATAAAATAATTGCCGCAAGTGGAAGTTGTCAATTTATATTAAAACTAAGCAATGCTTCACACAGCGATCCCACTCCAGATAATATAACTGTTGCGATTGCTGCTGTTTCCGGAACTTGGCAAGAAGGTATTGGCTTAGATATGGAAGGTTATACTGATATTGGAGCGGCAAATTGGATTAGTGCTTCTTCAACATCAGCTTGGGTAAATCAAGGTGGAGATACTTATAGTTCTTCTTTAGAGTATTTAATAGAAAACTCAACTGACGACTTAGAAGTTGATATAACTAATTTTGTAGAAAATTGGATATCTAATTCAATTCCAAATAACGGCTTCTTAATATCGCTCTCCTCGTTGCTTGAGGGAGACACAGAATCTTATTATGTTAAAAAGTTTTTTGCCAGAAGAAGTGAATTTTTTTATAAAAAACCTTGGATAGAAGTTCGAAGTAATTCGGCAATTAAAGATAAGAGAAATAATTTTTATTTAAGTAGCGATTTGTTGTCATCACAAGATAATTTAAATACATTATTTTTAGTTAACAGTGTTAGAGGACAACTTAAAAACATTCCTTCTGTTGGAACTGGAACATTATTAGTTAGTTTATATACTGGAACAATAACAAGTGGTCCAACAGGTATTCCTTTAGCTTTATTAAATGGTTCGGCTACAGTTATAACTGGTGGATATTATTCAACTGGAGTTTATACTGCTTCTGTTGGATTGAGCGGAAATTATGAACACATTTATGATGTTTGGTCAAATCTTAGTGGCAATCAATTATATACTGGTTCAGTAATATATACAAATACATATGACGGTTCGGATGATAGCCAAGTTCCGGAATATATTTTGTCGATGCCACAATTAAGACAAAGTTATAGAAATTCTGAGTTCTCTAAAATGAGAGTTGAAATAAAAAATAAAATGTGGGATTCCAATATTTATCATATTGCCGCATATGAATCAGAAAAAACAAATATAGAAAATTTATATTATAAGATCATTAGATTGGCTGATAACTATGAAGTTATTTCATATGGTACGGGAACATATAAGCACACTCTAACTTCCTATGATAGTGAAGGAAACTATTTTGATCTTGATATGAATTTATTTGAACCGGGCTACGCTTATAAGTTATCATTTGGTTTCGAATATAATGGTTCGTTTTATGAAGCAAAAGAATCATTTAAATTTAGGGTTGATAAATAATGTCTTTAAAAGATTTATTCGGCAAGAAATCAACAAAAATTCTAACTTCTACTAATTTTGAAGATTTATCTAAAGATGTAGAGTCGACTGAATATATTGTTCAAGAATTAGAAGAACGAAAATTAATAAAACCCGAAATCGATTATACTGATCCTAAAAATTTTGCTTTTTTCGGTTCAGCAAACAAATATTATACAGATGCCATAGAATCGATAGCCAAGAAATATCCCTATGATGGAAGTTCGGCAGAAAAATTAAAATGGGTAAAAAACTCTTCTGATTTACAAAATTATATTTTCGATAATGAATATCCAAGAAATAATGGCTATATAAATCTTGGATTTGTTTACGGAGCAACATCATCAGTATCAACAGACAATTATTCTAATCCAGCCAATAAAGAATATATATCAATAAAAGGTGGTCCAAATACAGCACAAAATTTAGATTCATTTAAAGTTTCCAAGTTATTTGGAACATCTAATATTTTAGACGCAAATGAAAATAGAGAAAGTAATTTACTTTTAGACGGAGACAACGGAATAACTGTTGAATTTTGGTTAAAGAAAAATAATCTTAGTGGTAGTTCTAAACAAGTTGTATTTGATCTTTGGAATAGCAGTAGTTTTGGAAGTGATTATGGAAGATTTAGATTAGAAATACATCCAGGAATAAGTGGCGAAGAAAACGAATTTTTTATCGAAATGTCTTCTGGTTCTGATGGAATTTCACAATTTCCTATAGGACAAAATTTAAATATTTGTAGTGGTAGTTGGCACCATTATTCTTTGTCAGCAATAAATAGTGGAAGTAATATAGAGTTTAAGCTTTTCTTAGACGGAATATTGAATGAAAAAGTTATAACAGGTAGTTCAATATCAAGGGTATATGGTCCAATGCTTGGTTATATAGGATCTCTTGGAACTGCTGTCAGTGGTGGAAATGCTGACTTAGGTTATGGTAAACTATCTGGTTCGTTAGATGAGTTTAGATATTGGAAATCAAAAAGAACAGAGAAAGAAATTTCTCGTTTCTGGTTTACCGATGTTAATGGTGGAACAAATACAGACACAGCCAATACTGATCTTGGTGTATATTATAAATTTAATGAAGGAATTTACGATACAACCTCAACAGATACAAGATACGACAATAAAATTTTAGATTATTCTGGTAGATTTTCTAATGGATTTTGGACTGGATATATTTCTGGAAGTCGTTCAACAAATTCGGCAATTGTCGAATCTTCTGCTGCACCAAAAGAATTTAAAGATCCAGTTATCTATCTAACTCATCCGGATGTTCAATCATTATTGATAGAAAAACAAGAACTGGGAACATTACACGATAATAACAATAGTTCTATGATTTATTATACTGTCCCGGCTTGGATAGTTGAAGACGATCAAAAAAATGATAGTAATAAATTATATGAATTAACTCAAATAATTGGCTCATATTTTGATGAATTGTTTATTAAAATAAAATATCTGCCCTCAATAAAAAAAGTATCTTATAGAAATGGAAGAGCTTTTCCATATGCGATGAAACTTCTTGAATCTATGGGTTTCATGACACAAGATTTGTTTACAAATTCAAGTATATTAGAAAATCTTGGCAATAGAAATGAAAATGTTTTGTATGAAGAAAGATTGTTTAATATAAAAAATCATATATATCAAAACATTTATAACAATCTATCTTATATTCAAAAATCAAAAGGAACAGAAAAATCAATAAGAAATTTATTGAGGTGTTTTGGTGTTGATGAAGAATTAATAAAACTTAATATATATTCGAATGATTCTGTTTATACTTTTGATGATAGATTTTTAAACACATATTATAAGAAAAAACTTATAAATTTTAACGATCAAGACAGAGTTCAAGGCACCATCTATCAGATGACATCAAGTGTTGATGCTAATTCAACTTCGTTTATACTTGGAGACTCACAATTATCATATTATGGCTCAACATTAGAAGCAGAAATAGTTGTGCCACTAAATTTTTCTCCATCTGAAAAATTTTATTTTCCAAAAAACTTTTTAACTTCTTCTGTTCTTGGTGTTCACTCTGCGAATCCATCTTCTCCCGGCGATACAACTTGGAACGGCTCAGACTTATCGAGTTTACAAATTTATATTATTAAGCCAGATATGGATTCAAGTGATGGCTATTTCCAATTAACATCTTCTTACTTGGGAATTAATTTAACTTCATCTTTTATAAAAGATTTATATACAAATCAAAAATGGAATATTGCTGTTAAATTAAAGCATGAAAAATATCCAAACAGCTTAAAGGTTATTGGTGCCGATGTTGGAGATTATATATTTGAATTTTATGCTATAAACACAATTCAAGACTTCATACAACAAGAAATATATTTAACAGCTTCAGTACCAGAAGCAATAGCAGAAAATTATTTTGCTGATTCAAAAAGAATATATGCTGGTAGTCATCGACAAAACTTTACCGGTTCTATATTACAAAATAGCGATATAAAACTATCAAGTGTTAGATATTGGCTTTCTTATCTTGAAAACGACATTATAAAACAGCATGCGAAAGATCCGTTAATATTCGGACAAAGTTCTCCAATATCAAATATAGAAACTCTTTACAGCGGCGGTTTAAATGAACTACCACAACATAAAACCCTTGCTTTACATTGGGATTTTAATCTTGTAAGTGGCTCTGATAATGGAACTGGAGTAGGTCCAACAAATTCATTTGACGCCAAATTTACAGTTTTAGATGTATCTAGCGGTTCTTTGACAAACAACTATGGATTAATCGGGCAAATAGCAAATAAAACTTATACCGGTGTTGGTGATTTCTTTTTTAGAAATAATAATGATATGGTAGAAAGTGGTTATATTTCTATTGCGAAACATAGATTACCAGAAAATATGATGAATTCTGATTTAATAAATATATTAAATCAAGACGATGAAATATTTACGCGAGAATCAAGACCGGTAAATTATTATTTTGCTCTTGAAAAGAGTATGTATCAAACAATTTCCGAAGAAATGATAAAATTCTTTGGAACAATAACCGAATTTAATAATATTATTGGTAAGCCACAATATCGATACGAAAGAGAATATCGAGAATTGATTAAATTAAGACAAATGTTTTTCGAAAGAATATCAAATACCCCAGACCTAGAAAAATATGTTGATTATTTTAAATGGATAGACAGCGCCATAACCAAAATGACTTATCAGTTGATTCCGGCAAGTGCTGATTTCTCGCCAGATATTTCAGATGTTGTTGAAAGTCATGTATTAGAAAGAAACAAATACATGTGGAAATTGCCTTCAATTGAACTTGGAGCAGAGCCACCAATAAGTTCTGTTAAAACAATTGGAGAATTAAAATATAACTGGAAATACGGTCATGCTCCAATACCACTTACAGAAAATACAAATTGTATTTGGTGGAAAGAAAGAAGTGAAAGAAGTAGTGAACTAAATGGAATATTTCAAGTATTATCTACGGAATATAAAAAGAAGTTTACAAGAGTGGCAGATTTTGGTACAGATATACAAATATATGTAAATAAAAATCCATCGAACACAGATGTTATAAAACCTATAACAAAAATTGGTTCGGGCGGATATTTAGAGATTGATGTACTTAAAATTATTGAGAAAAAAGATTGTACGGACGAATAGGTTAGGAGTAAATAATGACTGACATTAACACAAGAGGTAAACTCCCGTTTACTGTTGTAAGTTCTTCAGTAAATACTGGATACGCAGCACAATTAACTTCTAGTGTTGGTTATAATATTGATATAGTCAACCATCATAAAGATGAATATGGTGGCATAGAAAATTCTCCACTACAAGGTCCATTTACAAATCAACATGTTGGCGGAAATCAACACCGTCATGTTAAATTAAATGATGGAAATGATAATTCTGATAATAGACCAGAAGGTTATATAATTTCTGCTTCTGTTGGTTCTGTAAAAGTATACGGTCCAGATATAAAAGGTATAAACAAGCCAAGAAGTTTATTGACAAGAGATACAACTGCCAAATCGCCAGTTAACATAAAAAACATAGAGACTAGTGGGAATATTGCCGGTAATTTCGAACATAATTATCAAGTTGTTCAAAGCGTTGGTCGCAGAACTAGTAATAATCTTGTTAATGATAATTTTATAGCAAGTGGTAATTTAACAAGTCAATTTTTGCTCTCTAATAAAATAATAACACCAGCTAGTGCTTCTATAGGCACAACAGGTGCAGGTTTTTACACCGTTTATTTTACGGCAAAAATTATAAAAAATAATAATTTAGTTGATTCAGGATATGGCATAAATTTAAGCTTAGTGTACGGCCAGCCAACTACAAACATAGTAGAATCTGGTAAAAATATAACAATCAATTCAAGTAAAACAGGTTCTGGATTTGGACAAGTAGAAACAGCTAGTCAATTAGTGTCTATTATAAATAATACCAGCAATTGGGTTTCTGGTGTGCCTAAAATTACCGCTAGTTTTGTGGGGCTATCATTAGCTGGCATTTCAGCTTTTTCATCACTAATATTTAGTGGTGGTTCTATATTTTATGACTACTCCCTTCCGAACATAATAAATAATAGCAAATCTATATTTGTTGAAAGATTTAGCGCTCCTGGTGGAAAAGAAGAAATTTCAAGAGGAGCACTTGACAGAGAAGGTGAAGAATATGCTCCAAACAATTCTTTAACAACAAGAAATATAAAAGTTAGACAACCATATTATAATCAATTAACACAACATTCAGCTCAATTTAATTCTGGCAGCACTTATAAATTATTGCCAGATACTGGTTCAGTAAACGCGACAACAATACACGGCATTAATAGAAATACATTACAAAAAGTTTCTATAACAGGCTCTTCTTATTTTACTGGTTCTAAATATGATAACTTCTGGGTTCAACACGCAATTCCAAGAACAGACTTAAGATATAAGTGGATTGCTGATTCTGTAAGTTCAAGTCAACAACCAATAGAATATCAAAGTTATAATCTTCCCTATTCTACATCAAGTTTATATAATTCTAATGGTGCTTTTAGTGATTTATCTTTTGAACTAACCGGTCCATTTGGAGATCATCTTGGTATAAGTGGTGCCATTGATAAAAATGAAATGTTTGTAAGCACCTATACAAATACGATGTATAGGGATAAGAAATATTTTGAATTTGATGAAACAAATACTTATGTTGATTTAAGCTCTGTTTCTCGAGAAATAAGTGAAAAAGATTTCACAATATCTTTTTGGATGAAATCCGTTCAAGATGTAGTTTATAATTTAAATGAATTTGTTTCTTCTTTATCAGATAGTTTTGGTGTTGGTTCTATAGATTCATCCCCACAAGCAATATTTTTTAAACCAGATGGTAGTAAATTATATGTTTTAGGGGCTACTAATAGGAAAGTGTTTGAATTTGATTTACCAACAAGATGGGATTTATCTGATGCACCCACTTTCATAACAACAAATACAGCTTCTATATCTCCTATTAATGGCAGCACCGTTAATCCAAGAGGTATGTATATAAAACCAGATGGAACAAAGCTTTATATAACTGCAAATGGGGGAAAATTAATACAATTTACGTTATCAACTCCATGGAGCATTAATACTACTGGAAGCGCTATTCAATATCCAGTTTCTGAAGAATTTAATCCTACATCAATTTTCTTTAAGCCAGATGGAACTAAAATATATCTAGCCGGAACAAATACTGATACTTTATATGAAAAGACTTTGTCTATTCCGTGGGATTTGACCACCACAAGCTCTGTTGTTTCAACTTTACTAACAGCTGTTGCATCTCCAAGAAGTGTAAATATATCAAAAAATGGCAAAAGATTAATTATAGTTGATAGCAGCCCTGACGAGTTAAAATATTACACATTTAACGAACCATGGAATTTGAGTTCCGGATTAGTTGCTATTGAGCAGTATAGTTTGGATTTAAGTGTATATAGTCTCTTATCTCGTGGTATCTATATAAATGAATTTGGACAAAAACTATATTATGTTGGCGAAGATGATCGTAGAATATATCAATTTAACATCGTCAATCAGCCACTTCCACTATTACAATATAGCGGCTCATCATCAGATAATAATTTATTATTAAATATAACTCCATCTGGTTCAAATTTATATATAAGTGGAACCGATGTTAAAACTACAATAAAATCACTTCCAAATATTAATGATGGAGATTGGCATTTAATTACTCTTGTCAGCGATTTGAATTCACGAATTAGAAGATTACAATCTATTGATCGAGATGTTGCGGTAAATACAACAATAACTAAAATATATGTTGACGGCGGACTAGCAACACAAGCAACACAATTATATAAAAAATTAGATATTTCTGGACTGTTTTTATCTTCAAGAGATAAAGTAAACCTTGGAAGAAGCAATTATAATTTACAAGATATAATGTTATGGAACTCAGTTTTAACAGAAGAACAGATCAATGATGTTTATAGGATTAGTAAATCAAGTTTTGGAAAAGAACCAAAAAAATATTTACAACACAAATTAGATAATCCAAATATTCCCACGCCAATACATATTTATTCAACAAGAGTAGAAGAAAATACTACAACCTTATTAGATGAATTAGGAAATACTAATGGAACACTTGTTAATTTTACTGCTTCCGTAAATCTACAACCACAGAATACTGGTCTAATAAGTTATTCAACTTATTTCAACGGCCCATATCAAGGCGCAAGCTGGAAATCAATAAGAAATGCTGAACATCCAATAACAAGAAAATTAACTACTGAAAATACAAATATTATTTCGGTTGTTGTCCCAGAAGGACAACTAGATGTATACAGAAATATTAATGGAACTCAAGTAAGATTTACTCTTCCAGGTTCAAAAAAACAAGGGACAATTTTAAATATCAAAGAAAGTCCTGTTTATATAAACAACAAACCATTAAAGCATAAATTTATTCTAAAAGATTCAACGGATCAAAATGTTGGTTTTGAATTGACGCATACATATGGAAATAATTTACAATATTTTGCCAACAAACAATTAAATGATACACTTGGTTTGGGTAAAAAAGAACGACAGATTTATGATACTTTATTAGATTATTATAATGGAAATACAGATGAAAATGAAAATCCAATAGAAAGATTGGTTGGATATACATATAGCGAAACAGTATTTCCAAAATCAGGCCAAGCATTATTAAAAGATGTTCGTCAGCGAACAGATTATATAACTGACGAACCGGGATATGGATTAGATGGATATGATAGGCAACTAGGAACTCAACGAGTATTCTGGAGAGATAATCAAGAAGACCGCATGAGAACTCGAAATTCTTATATTAATTCTATTGGAAATACTTTTGATTCTATATATTTAGATTTGCCATTTCAGACTCCAAGTGTGGCAGCTCTTGAATTTATAAGCGAATCAAAAAATGTTGAATATATTAAAGATAATAACGCAAACATTAAAAGAAGCTTTTTAGATACATCTTATTATAATTGCTCCGAATTAAATCAAAATTTAAACTTTATAGAATCAAGATATGTACTCAATCCAAGTCCTTCATATAGATTTAAATTAGCTTCTGTATCTCAAAATCCAGAAATATATTTTTTCAAAGGAAGTGGAGATCCAAGCAGAGAAAGCTATAATGTAATATTAAACAAAGTAGAATATCCAGATGTAAGCACAACAGATCCTTCTTCTTTGCGTTATTGTCCATCATTTATATTTGAACATTCTTGCTGGATTGTAACCTCAAGTTTATCTAACCCTGTTTTACCACAATCAATTTATAATAATTTTACACACGATCTTGGATTAACAAGGATAACTGAATTAATATCCGGTAAAAAACCTTGGCATGATTCTTATGAAGATTATTATGTAGATATAAAAACATTATCAAACGATAATTTGAAAGCTTATTCAAAAATATCTGAATTTAAAATTTCTGATAATATCGATAAATTAATTGGTGAATATGGTGGAGATCCTAAAAAGATAGCATTGAATAATTATGAAAAAACAGAAAACTTTAATTATAGAGACTTGTTAGAACAACAAAATAGTAATTTTTGCGAACAAAATATTATAAGTATAGCTGTTAGTGGAATCAAGAAATTGCTTCCTTATAATGGGTTTTATCCACAAGATAGAAGTATACAACTTATTAATTATTTAAAGCAGTCTTATTTAGATACTAATGTTATGAGAGGCGGTTTGCTTCTTAGGAGATCTGCTGGTGATACAATTATCTATGATGATAGCGATCCATTAATAGAATATTATAGACAATCATCTTTTTTGGAACCTCTATATTCACCTGGTATATTTTACAATTTAATTAAATCTGGAATAGCAGTAGATTGGTCGGTATATACGGGAAGTTTGCCAACACAAGATGGTGGCGGTTTATTTGTTGGCCTACAAAAAACTCCAAATTATAAAATAAATTTTGAATCTTTATTGGATTTAAAAAATATACCTATATCGTCTTCTGTTCAAAGCGAAGCAAATAGAATAATGAAACTTAAAGAAATAGATAGCTCTTATTCTGCTCTTGATTATTTAACCGGTGATGAATATTCTTTCCAAGGATTTTTTGAAAGAATTGGAGAAGGTTCTAAGTTATATTCTTTAAGTATTAATAACTTCTTAGCTGAAACGATAAATTTTTTCTTAAAGGATTCAAAATTAAATTCTTTTATATCAAAACCAGAGACAGATTTTGCTGAATTTGATTCAACAAAAACATATTACATGAATATTGTTTTAAGAAAAAAAGATATAGTTATATGTGAAGCTCATTCTTCTTCTCTTGCTTATAATTTTGGAAAAATGAGTGGTAGATATTTTGGTCCATCATTCTGGACAGGTTCATCTGGTGATTTCGATAGAATACAAAATGGTTTATTACTGGCCGAAACCCTAAGAGATCCGGCGTATTGTGCTTATACTCCACCATATTATTATGGGGATGCTATAGCCAGATTGTCTTTTAAACCTAATACAACTGGTAGATACACTTTAAATGAAATATTTCAAGAACTACAAATAGAAAGTATAAATACTGGATTTATAGATGATACAGTCTATACTTCTGGTAGCTTATATTCCTCTTTCGTAATGCCTGTTGAATCGTCTGTAAAATTAAAAGGACAGATTGAAGAAAGACAGCAAACAATCGATCTAGCATCGGTAAATAATATTATTGGGAATTTAACAAATAATATATTAGCTTCGGGAATAGGAACAGCAACAAACGCAACAAATATAAAAAAGTGGGTTATATCTCCAAAGATGGAAGTCCCTGTGTTAGATTTTAGTAATCAAGAATTTATTACTTCATCAAATATTTTAACACAATCATATGCCGATCAACAATTAAAAGCACTACATTCTTATCACACTCCTCCAACAGCTTCCGGTTTTGGAAGAGGAATGTGGAGCGGATATGGAGAAATACCAACTGGAGATAAAGGTATTTTTGTTGAGTTAAGAGAAAGTTATCCATCGGAATTAATTGGAAAATACAATCCAGCAACAAAAACATTCACCCAAACAAATACCGCTTCGTTATTACAAGCTTGCGGTTTCCAACAAGTTAATTCTGAGCTTTCAAAGAAGATTGGTGAACTTGCCGATTCAAGAGAAATATCAGAAGCAATTGTTATAATTCCATATTTAGATAATAGCAGAGACGATCAAAATATAATATATTATAGAGGTGAAGATCCTCAATCGCTATTTGGAAATGGCACTGTTTCAATAGAAGGACACAACTTCTTCACGATTGATCGCACTATGTTTAATCACCAAAAACAAAATGTTTCATCAAACAAACCAGCTGTAGATAAAAAATTCTTCTTAGATCTGGAAGGAAATGTAGTAGAAACAAGCATCAGTAGAATGATAAAATTGATGAGCAAATATGTGCTTCCACCAAATTTTGATTTCTTAATAAATCCAGATATCAAACCGTTTGTTATGTATATTTCTGAATTTACAAGCACTCTTGATAAACAAGATTTAGCTGATATCTGGCAGGGTGTAATGCCTAAAATTGCTACAAGAGCCGAAAGAGAACAGCAAGTTATTTCTCATAAGAATTCTATATTTGATTTCTTCCACGGTCAAGGCTTACCGAAAGATGTTAAGTTCTTGATCTTTAAGGCAAAGAAACGAGCAGAGATTAATTATTATAAGATGACAGCTGATTCAACTGACGATGGATTGTTCCCATCTATTCAAGCTGGTAAGCCACCATCGCCATATAGCTTTAATTGGCCTTATGATTATTGCTCGCTTGTTGAAACAGCGAGAGTTGATGTTGAAATAGAATATATAAATAAATCAGGAAGTAATATTACATGACCTTTTTTAATCAAAAAGAAGAAGTTATAGAAATTGAATTAACGCAATATGGAAAATATCTTCTTTCACGAGGAAAATTAAAACCTGTATATTATGCTTTCTTTGATGATGATGTTATTTATGATGCGAAATATGCTGGTGTTGAAGAAAATAATGGAACTGCTGTTGAAAGAATAAAAAGCGTTCCAAGACCAAAAGTTCAATATGTTTTTACTGGAATAGAAGAACAAGTAAAAAAGAATTTAGAATTAATAAAATCCGGAAAAGAAACACTGGATTCACTTAGACTCGTTCCAACGGCAGATAAACACCATGTATTAAACAATAGAATTGGAACTTCCTTTCTCGGAGATAATAAAGTTGCTTCTTTAAATATAACAATGTTAAATGGAGAAATAGAATCAACAACATTATTACAAACCGGTTCACTAGATTCAAAACCATTAATTAAAACTCCACTATTACAATTAAAAGATGTAGATTATCTACTATCAGAAAAAAGAGTTGGAAGTCAACCTCAATCCTCAGAAGGTATTACATACATATCAACATATCAAGATGGTACTTCAGTTGCTTTAGAGGAAGATTATCTATTAATTGAAGTTTTAGAAAAGAATGTTGAAAATGAAATGAAAAATTTTGATATAGAAATGTTTATTTGCGAACAGAATGAAACTACCGGTGAAGAAAGTTATATTCCACTACATTTCGACCAAAAATTTGAAGACTATAAGAATGGAATTTTATTAGATCCACAAACAACAGATATAGAAACCAGTTCTATTTTAAATCAACAAAAGAATACAGATCAGTTTAGAGTTGAGAATTTTTTTAATATATTAATTGATAATGAAATAGAAAAAAATCTTATTTGCCAATTAATTAATAAGATGAAAGACAACAATACGCTATACGATCCGATGTATGATTGTGCGGAATATAACGAACAATTAGCCGAACAACAAAGAACTTCAGGCGATTTGTATTCACCATCTTATAACGAAGATGATGTTAAGAAGTGTTAAAGAGGTATAAAAGTGGCTGCTACAACACAAGAAGAAATTTTATCTGGTATACTTCCAAGAGTATCTATTGAAAAAATTACTTTATCAAATCAATCAGATAATCTAATAATAAGTGTCGAGTTAAACATAAAAGAAGTATTAGATAATAATTTTTTTGGTAGCTGGTTTGATGATATAAATATTAAAAAATATATCTTAATCGATGTTGTTCAGTCGACTGATGCGCAATTAACAGAGGCACTTTCGTTTTCGAACGATATGATACAATTGTGTAATCTTTCTAGAGGTAAAAAATCAACAGCAGATACAAGAATTAAAGCACTTTCTTATTTAACTGGAAAGAAAAGTTTAAGAGAATTATTAAGATTATTAGAAACAAAAACAACAAGAGTTGCCGTTTCTCTTTCGGATACTGGAAATAAAAACATAAAAGATTATCCCGCCTATACAAATAGCGACGGACAAAAGGTATACGAAATATCATATAAAGCAAATTTTTCATTACAAAATAATGTTGAACCACAACATTTAGCGTATTTTGCTGTTTGTTCTATTGATTTACCAACATTATGTTCTGATTTAAGAATCGACTATGATATAGGAGAATCACTTGAAGAAAACGGTAAAGTCGTTTCAGAAGTAATAATACAAGATTCAAAAATAGCCGGTTATAGTTATGTATATGTTGATAATAATGGCGTGGCTTGGTCTGGACCGGTCCATCAAAATGATGCTGGAGAGTGGAGAAGTGGAGACGATGAAACTACTAACTCAATAACACTTTCCAGAATTACAGTTTCTAACACTAAAATACAAGATTTCAGAAACCTTGCTGAAATAGAAAGAATGTTTTTAGATTTTAATCAACAATATAATGCTCAAGGTGTTCCTATAAAAAATTCTTTTAGCTTAAACAACACATTAAGGCAATTTACTAAAATACAATCAGTTGATTACAAAGCTGATAAAAATATGTCTGAATTTACTGATGCGTTTTCTTCTATTGATTCTGAAGGAAATGTTAAATTTTTATTTGGTATTGAATTTGTAAATATATTAAAAAATTATTCTAAATTTTCAAAATTATACGATTCAAATAACGAGACTTTTAAAAGGGAAACAATCTCAAATACAAAAATTTTAGATTTAAAACTTTTTAGAAGAAGAATAAAAAATTCTGTTTTATTAGATAATACCGGTGCTAGATTAAATTTAGAAAAATTAGATGAAAATGAACCCGATGAATTGATTTTACAAACAAAAGATATATCTTGGAAAAATTTATTAGACTTAAATAATGAAAAGGCAAGCATAAGAGAAACAGAACTGCTTGTCGATAATGATAATGAATTTATGAGATATTTTACCGGTGTAGATAAAACCTTTAAACAATTAAGTGATGGAGTTTATCAATATTATATTGAATTTGAATTGGAAGATGGAACGATACAAGTTATAAAAGATCAATTACTAAATCTTAGTTTGGCAAAAAACCAGCTTACTGAGTATTACAATAAAGTTAGTAAGCCAACTATGAGAAAATTTTTATTAGAATCACAAGATCCACACATAGATTCCCCAAAAGAAACTTCAAATAATTCCGTAATAACTGATTATGGATATGATATAGTTTCTAATAAACTTTCTCCACAATTAGTTAGTAATTTATTGAGAGAATATAGAGGAAATAAAGCTGCCACTGCTCCTTGGGTAAATTCTGTTGCTATTTTTGGAACTGCTTTAGATGTTTTCAGTAATAGCATACAAACCGATGATGATAGAAGAAATATGATTAATTTTCTATCAACAAATTTAATGCCTAATTCAACAAATCCAAGTATAATATCAAAAATAATTGAACTAATCGATTATTTTATATCTTCATTATCGAATACATTTGATATACATGTAGAAAACAGAAATGATGTGTCTGCTGTTTCTCCTTTGAGTTCTAGAACAAGTAAGAGTTTTAAGGTTGTTAAGTTCTTTAGTGAAATATTTGATTCTAACTTTTTAAAATCTTTTAATATCGATTATTTATCAACAACACCAGGCGAATTAGGAAGGCAAGATGGATTAGCCGTTTTAAACAAAAATAAACTTGTTGAAAGAGTTTCAAATGAGATGTCTAAATTCTTTACCGGTGAAAACTTAACACTTAATTTCTCCGGAGAACAACAAGCAGTATCGGAAAATATAAAATATTCTTTTTTCACTCCAACTCGTTTAGATTTTCGAAATAGATCTGTTGTTTTTTCTGGAACTGAAAACGACAACAATACCGGACAAAATAGAGTATTAGAAAATTTTTATAATTCATCAACGCAATACGAAAAAGCTCTTTCTATTTATGCGGATATTTTAAATTTTAAACTGGATGTGAATGGAAAAAATCGTCAAAGAATTTCTAATGAACAACAAGAAAGACCCAATTTATCTCCTTCCGAAAGAACCGCAGCCAGAGTAAGAGAGCAAGTAAGAACATCGAGAAAATTAAATGATTTATTTTCAGATTTTGCTAGTATTACAATTAACAAATTTCAAACATCAGATTCCGCAGTTGTTCTTGGAAATTCTAATATAAAATCATTAAATAATTTGATGGGTTCACTTTCTTCTGGCGCTATAAGAAATAAACAATCAAATAATTTATCATACACAACAAACTCTTCGGCTAACATAAATAATATCATTTCCAATACAGAATTAGATTATGTTAAAGAACTTGCGAATAAAAATGCTAATAGCATTAAAATCATAAATGGTAGAGTTCTAGGATTTGATGGAAGAAGAACTTTTAGCGTATCTAAACTAAACAAGATTCCAAATCAAATCAGAGCTTTGATTTTAAAACCACAACAATTATCAACAAACATAAATGGTAATCTAGATTATACGGCTAATTTTTCAACTTATATAAAAAATAAAACAATAAATTATTTTAATTTTGAAATGATTGCTGAAGTTCAATATTTAAGTGGTTTTGAAAAAATAGAAAACACCGATGATTTAAATTTAAATAATCCAATTTGGAAAACCTTGGATAAAGAATATATTGATAGCATACAAGCAGAAAAAGAAATATTATGTCGTATCAAGTCTTTTGAAAATTTAAATTTAAAAATTCGCTCTTCTTCTGATTTAGAAAAAAGATATTATGATAAGTATTTTATAATAAAAACAACAGCACTACCAGAAGCGCCACCATTAACAAGAGATAGAATATTTAGTAATCCTATTGTTGAAAACTTATTAGATTCATTAAGACAAGGTTTTCCGGGAATAAGAATAAGAGAGTCTACAAATATAGCTACAGCGCCCACAATGATTCCAATGAGTATTGAAATAATAAGAACTGATAGTTCCGGAAACAGACAAATAACTAATATTAAAGATATTAAAGATATTGTAGCAAAAGATATAAATAAAAATATAGATGTAAAGGTCGGAAAACCACCAACTCCAGCATCTGCTTTTGCGGCTGCTCAAGCATTATCTTTGGCGGTTCAAGAATCAAATATATCAAATAATTTTAGAAGCAGTAATCATATTCCAAATAGAAATATCTCTAAAAAAACAACACAAGTCGAACAGAATATAAGACAAAGAGCAACAAGAATTAGAGGAATGTGATATAATTATTTAGGAATATATATGGCAAATAATAGACAACAAGCAATAGCGGCAGCAAAAGAAGCAGCAAAACAAAATGCTAGAAATAAAATATTAGATATAAGAAGTAAAGGCGCCGCCGATGCTGAAAGAAATTCCTATGAACCTCCAGCAGAAGAAAGAGGTTTTAGCTTTAATATAATGAATTATCAGGCTGGCTGGCTTTCAACTGGAAAAACATTACCAGAAGGTGTTATACAAATTAGACCGCCATCTGTTTTAGGTTTTAGAAGTGGCTGTAGAGATTTAGAAAACATTCTAGCCAACATGAACGAACAAGGTGTAGATGATGACGACACCGCAGCGGGACAAAATGGAACACAAGCAGCTGCTGGCACTTCTGGCGCAATCGGATTGGCTGATTTAAGAGGCAGATTACCACAAGGTGGCATCACTTCTTTAGCGGAGCCAGTTAGAGATATGTTTAGACCTAAAATCCCTTCATATGATAATAATTCTGGTAATACCGTAGCAACAGAAGAGCCACCAGAGCCATCTGAAGACGCTATAAACGCTTTAGATTCTCAATCGCAACAATCGATTTCTCCTAACTTATCAGCATTTCAAGATTCACCTTTTCTTGGATTAGGCAGAACTGCCACAATAATAGACAGAGATGATTATGCCGTTCCAATAGCAAACTTATCAAGAGATTATGGTATAGAAAAAAGCTTAATTACAGATCATATAAAGTATTTTAACGGTTCTTTTTATGTTCTCGATACAAACTCTAATTTAAAATTTTATAAAAATTTAAATTTTAAAAAATACTATACAACAAGATTAGATAAACTTAGCACATTTGATAATAGTGCTACATTAAACAGTGCTTCTTTAGAGAGTTATTCCTTTAGGTTTGGTTCAGATTTAAGAGTTAGAAATTCACAAGACTCAGAAAGATTTAAAAACAGTTTTATAATCGGGGATTCTTTTACTGGTTCTATATTAAATCAAAATAAAAATACATTTAATTTTGAACAATTAGTAAATGAAAATATTGATTTATTTGATAATAGTTTTTCATTACAATTACCTTTTGAAAATTCTGAATTATTAAACACATTAAATTTAATTGGCGCTTCTATTATTGATATAAAAGAAAATTATAATTTTTATATTAAAGAATATGAAAAAATAGCTACGAAAGAATATTCCGAATCACAAGAAAATGTTTTTCCAAATTTATATGTTTTAAATGCCATCCTTGAAGAAAAAACAGAAGATAAAGATTTCCTATCTTCACTCGCGGCTTTGGATGGACAAGTACAAAATGGGAATCGATTTTTACTAAACAGTTCTGAAAGAGTTGTTTTTGGCATAAAAGATGGAATTGGAGAATATTTTGATTTATTTGGTTTAAATTATGAAAATTTAAAAACAACTAATAAAAATTTATATAATTCTTATAATAAGAAACTTAATAATATAATTTTATTATCTGATTCAACAAGCAAATTAAATGAAATAAATAAAAAGAAATATATGTTTCCAATGTCGGTAGAATTATCGATTCCAACAGACAAAACAACAACTATAACAAGAACCTTGATGGATTCAGATTTGCTCGATAGCTTTATGATGAAGTTATATGATTTGTATTCTCAGAGGCGATTTCAATCCAAAGAATCTATTATTACAGAAACACTTTTTACTCAAAAAATAAATCCAGGTAATCAACAAACAGAAACAAGTCAAACATTTAGTTCAAAAAGAAAAAATATAAATATTTTAAATATTTCTGATTTATTGGAAGATATTAAACAAAGTCCAATAGATTTAAATAAATCAGACTATACTGTTATAGGTGATACAACAAAATATATGAGAACAAATACAAACTCTATGAGTTTTGTAAATGGATTGAGAAATATTATATTTAATTCTAAATTAAATACATTTGTAAGAGGCAGCTATAGAACATATCGAGATATTCTAGATGGTAAAAAATGTTATAATGAGACAGTAGCATTTAGAATATCAAAATACGAAGTTGGAAGTAATTCGCCTATACAAAATTATTGGATTCCAAACAATCCAGATTTAGATGTATTAAGCATTGTAGATACTCAAGTTAAATACGAAAAAGAATATGTATATAAAATATTTGCTTATCAATTTGTTTTGGGAAATAGAATAACTCAAAAATACAATAACCAAGGAACAACTGCCGATACCTTTAAGATTGATGTTGAAAATTTACCAGAAGCCAATTTAATGGAAGTTGAACTTTTGTCAGCAACAAAAAGAGTTGCTGACACTCCTCCTCTATCTCCAGAAATATTGTTTGTGCCTTATTTTGGTGTAGATAATAAAATTGGATTATTCTTAAATGGAAGAACTGGGGAAGAAAAATTAGAACCGATCAATATATTAAACTCAGATCAACAAATAACATCTTTATATAAAAGAAACTTAAACAATACTGTTTTATATAAATCTGATGATATAGCAAAAAGATTTGAAATTATGAAATTAGAAAATAAACCAAATTCGTATTCTGATTTCTCAAAAGGATTTATAAAATTAGTAAATACTGATGTGGATCCAGCAACCATACAAAATGCTAGTGCGGCAACTTTTATTGATACAATAGAACCAAATAAAAAATATTATTATTGTTTTAGAACAGTAGATACTCACGAAAAATTATCCAATCCAAGTCAAATATTCGAAGTTGAAATGGTGAATGAAAAAGGTATGGTATTTCCAATAATTAAAAATTATGAATTTGAAAAACCAACATATTCAAATGTAAAAGAAATAAGAAGATTTATCAAAATAAAACCAGCTTCTCAACATACATTTTTAAATTCTGAAACTTCACAAATACAAAACGATACAACAGCACAACAATCATTAAGAAAAATAAAACTTGGATTGTCTGATGTTGCTGTTCCTTGGGGAAAAACATTTAAAATGGTGTTAACTTCAAAACAAACTGGTAAAAAATGTGAATTTAAGTTTAAATTTAATTACAAACCAGAATAATATCCATAAAACACTATTTATACCGTAGGAGAATACATAATGGCATTTCTTGATAACAGTGGCGACATAATTTTGGATGCTGTATTAACAGATACAGGAAGATACAGATTAGCAAAAGGCGATGGAAGCTTTAGAGTTGCCAAGTTTGCTCTTGGTGATGATGAAATAAATTATCGTCTCTACGACAAAAATAATACAAGCGGCTCTGCTTATTATGATTTGAGTATATTACAGACACCAATTCTTGAGGCATTTACAGATAACGCTGCCGGTCTTAAATCAAAATTGATGACAATATCAAGAAATAATCTTTTGTATCTCCCAGTTCTTAAATTAAATGAAATAAACAGCCTAACAAAAAGATATGCTAATGGTTCTTTTTTGGTCGCCGTTGATGAAACTACAGAAGATATAATGTTGACGACCGATGGTACAACAGTTGTTGGCACATTAAAAGGCGTAACCGTAAATGAAACAACAAATAATTATGTACAAATAGATCAAGGTTTAGATACAAATTATGAAGTTTCTCCAACAAATGGACTAGATGCTGATTTAATTGAAACTCAATATATTATAGAAATTGATAATCGACTTGGCAATATTATTGCTCCGGGACAAAATGGCAGCACGGTTGCGAGAGCTTCTTATATAGATGATGATAATATAGCGAGTTATTTCTTTTCACTTGGAAGCGATACTGCTTTTGTTAATGAGATAGATAATTTAACTAATGCTGCTGGTAATGGACAAGTTATAACCGGTCCAAGAGGAACAAGATTAAATTTTTCTATTAGATCATCAATTGACTTACAGAATACCACTTTCTTGTTTGATCAACTTGGTGGAGAAGATAATATTACTGGTTTAAAAGAGGGCACAAAACCAGTAAAATATATCGATACAAATATCAGAGTAATTGGCGCTACAACAGGCTATAGAGTTGATATTCCTGTAAGATTTATAAAATACACACCACCAACTTGATAGATTAGGAGAAAAAGATGGCAACAATATATAAAACATTTCTAAATAACGATGTTGTTTCGACAAGAACATTATTACACGAATCAATTCCAATTACAGGAACAATAGTATCGGGAACATATTCAGATAATAATATTAAAAATTATGCTCACGGCATGTTTCAATCTGTATATGATTATCCTTATCTAAGTTCATCAGCAAATCATATATTTGATATAACTGTTGGATTCAGTCCAAATTCAGCATTATCAAGTTCGTTGAATCAACAAAATGCTAAAAAAATAAATGTCTATAATCAAATGGCGCAAGTTCTTGCTGGTAATGATATCACTGGAAGCATACTTGAATTTGATCAAGATGGCAATATTGTTGGTGGCGGTCCAAAATTAAAAGAAGTATTTTTCGTAAACTTCTCAAGACTTCTTGTTAAAGATGAAATCAAAAAAGATACATTTAGATTAAGTCTTGGAACCGGTTCATTTAGTACTCCATATGACGGAACTTTAAAAGTTGTTGGTGATTATGGCGCTCAAAATGAATATCGTGTAAATTCCCCAGCCGGTGAATATGGTATTTTATATACCGGCTCTGCTGCTGTTGAAGGAACCGGTGTAGGATTGCTATTTTATCAAGCCGGTATTGCTGTTCTTACTGCTTCACTATTTGTTGGAGCAACTATGACCGGCTCAACTGGAAATGTGAGCAATCTTTTCCAAACAAGTTCGATGCAGGTTGCTGCTGATTCGTTGAGAAGAAGAATAAATAATGTTGAATTCAACAATACAACAGAGCTTAATTCAACAATTTATTTCTGTAGATTAAACCATAATGAATTTAATTATAGTTCTAATCCAACATATTTAAGTTCAAGTAAGATTGTTGTCAAGAATAATGCTATCGACAATCCTGTAAGTTATATAACTTCAGTTGGTCTTTACTCAGCAGATAACGAATTACTTGCTGTGGCTAAATTAAGTGAACCTCTAAAGAAAGATCCGACAAATGAAATGATATTAAGAGTTAGATTGGATTTTTAGTTTTACACCGGTGTAAGAAAGTTGCTTTACACTCCGCAAGTTTTCAGCAGTACAAAAATATTATGAAGAGAATGGAATGATATTTGAAGAGTGGACCGAAAAGAACAATCCTTATTTAGTATAAAATCAACAAAACAAAGAAACTGCCTATTTATTTTAGGCAGTTTTTATTTATGGCAAGACCAAAACAATTTATAACAAAAGACGGAAATTTAAATAATTTTAAAACAGTTTCCGCTAATAATTTTAGCCAATTTCAATATGGCGATGTTATTACTGGTAGTGAATATCCATATACAGCAAACATAACAAGATATCATGTTTATGATTATCAAGACAGAGATTATGTTAAAGCATTAAAAAATACACTAGATTATTATCTTTATTCAAGCCCACATTTTGCTTATAGCTCTTCTTTGGGAAACAAAGAAACACAAGAAATAAGTCTTATAACAATACCATCTATTTTTTATGGTTCTTCGATCCGCAAAGGTAGTATAAATTGTAAATGGTATTTAACTGGAACTCTTATAGCAGAATTGGAAGATATAAATAGAAATGGCGAATTAATACAAGTTGGTCCAAGTGGCAGTAATGGCTCTGGTAGTGTTGCTGGTGTTGTTTTATATAAAGAAGGCTTTATATTATTAACCGGCTCTTGGAGTCTTCATTCAACTTATACAGATAAGTTTGGTTTAGATTCGTCTTTTTATTCCGCATCGTGGAAATATTTCATGAACACCGGTTCATCGGAAGTAAACCTAACTCCTTCTTCCAGTTTCTTATTAGATTTTGAAGGAACAAATTATATACCAACAATAACAATGTTGGCCCACGCTCAACAAGGTGAATTAAATCATTCAAACAATCCAACTTATATTCAATACGGGCAAGAACAACAACCAACAACTGGAAGTTTTGGTTATATAGAAAATAGTAAATTATTAATAAAAAATATGGTTAGTTCATCTTTTGTTGACGAAGAGCCCGATTTCAAGAAAACAACTTATATTTCGAAAATAGCAATATACGATGAGCAAAAAAATCTAATAGGTGTTGCCAAACTAGCAAATCCGGTAAGAAAAAGAGAATTAGATAGTTATACATTTAAATTAAAAATGGATATGTAAAATGTTAAAAAAATTTGAAAGTAGCGACATATTTGTAAATCGTATAAAAGCTCATCCAAGAATAAGAGTTTTAACTTATTCCGGAAGCCTATATTATAACAACGATTCAATCTCACAAGATGGCGCTAGATTATTTGATTTCTTAATCGAACCAGACCCCCCGCCAAGTTCAATTCAAAGCTTCACAGATAGTTTTGAATTTGCCGGTAATTGGAATGATGCTGTTGATATAACAACTGCTCTTTCTGGAACTTCAACATTTGCATCGCCAGACTTCACAGATAGTTTTGAATTTGAAGGCAATTGGAATGACGCTGTTGATATAACAACTGTTCTTTCCGGCAACACAACATTTACATCACCAGATTTCGCAGATAGTTTTGAAACTGGAAGTGGTGGTTGGTAATTATTTTTATATATATTAATAGGAGTTTTTAAACATGTCTCAAAGTGATTTTTTGATTACAGCTGGAAATGCAGATAACGCAGGCGGAACATACTACACCGGTTCAGCTATTTTAAATAGTGATCTATCAAATCCGCTAACTTCTTCTATTAATTGTAGGGTATATAATCAGGAAAATCTCTCTGGTTTTGCTGCCATACATGGTTTATATTTTGTAAGCTCATCTGTGAGTGGAGGAGTATTAACCAATATTCCAGAGACGAAATCAGTATCTTTAAGATTGTGGGCTAGATTTACAGATAGTAGTTTTTCAGATTACCAAAGAGTTAGTTTGTTGGCGAAACATAATGGATATAATACAGCAGATTATATGACTAATAATTCATATCCATATTCCGGATATGAATTTGGATATAGAGATCAAAATAATGGAACTCTTTATTATAATTTTGGGAATTATAAAGCAAATACCGGCGCTACTTCGGTAGCAATATCTGGATTCACTAATCTTGGTATAAATAAGTGGGTTGGTTTAAGAATGGATATTGTTCCCGTTCATGTAAATAGTATAATAAACGGAGCACCTACTAGTGGAATCTTCAAAGATATAATAACTTTATATACTGCTTCTTTGAGTACACCAGATACATGGAGTCAAGTATACACAACAGAACTAACAGTAGATGGAAACAATTTCGTTCCATGGGGTTCTTATAATACAATTAGTAGCGCGCCTGTAATTGGAACAGTAAGCACAGCTTCTTATGGATTTTCTGCTAGAAGTCAAGCTGATACAAATTGTCGAACCTATTTTGATGACTTCCAAATATTCGTAGAAGACGCATTCTAAAAAGAGCAACCTATTTATAACAGAGGATAAAGAATAATATGTCAACAGATTTCATGAGTTTACACAGACCAGGTATAGGTAATGCTGCCAGCTATCAAGTATCTGGAAAACCATTTGCTACTTCTTCACTTGCCGTTCCCGCTAGCGGTTCA